TGATGACGTACCAGCAATGTTAAGTGCTGGCGAATACGTTATGCGTAAATCCGCCGTTCAAAAATATGGTGCGGAAAATATCGCAAAGATGAATGATGGTGGAATTTTCTTACCCGGTGTTCGTGGCGGATCAGCGATTTCTGGATACGATCAATTATCTAAGTTTGCTAATCAAACAACAACAAGCGGCGCTACTGATGTATTAAAAGGAACTGGATCGACGGCTTTTGCTAATCTTGAAGATCAAAGCGCCAGACTTTCTAGATTTGGATTGATGAACGAAGATACTATTAAAGGAGAAGTTACTAGTGCTCAACAGCAAGGTTTAGATCTTATTTCTAAGAGAGAGGCTTACAGAACACAACAAAGAAAGGCTATGCAGCAGCAAATTATTTCTACTGTAGCTTCTATTGCTTTAGCTTATGGAGCCAGCAAAATACCTACGAAAAAATCAGCGCCGTTTACAAGAACAACTAGCCAATTAGGACGGACAGAAGTTGCTTATGGCGGAATGATACGCGGCTTTGCTAACGGCGGCGGACCAACAGATGATATTCCAGCCTTGTTAATGGGCGGCGAATACGTTATGAATCGCGCTACCACCCGTAAGTACGGCAAACAATATCTTGATTCGATGAATACTGGCCGCGCTAGATTTGCAGATGGCGGCGAAGTTGGCATGGGCGCTACTGTAGAATCATCAGACTCTAAGGCAAAGGTTGACTCTAAAACAGGAACCGCAGTAAACATTAGCATTAATGTTTCTGGAAGCGGCTCTTCTACTGAGTCGCAAGGTCAAACATCACAAGGCGGCGTGGATTACAAGAAGATGGGCGAACGGATTAAGGCTGTAGTGCTTGAAACCATTAACGAAGAAAAACGTTTAGGGGGAGCACTCAGAAGTAGATAATGAGTAAAACTTCATCAATCTCAAATTACGATAATAGTTTACACATTAGCGGCTATAAAATATTAGGCGTTAATAGTGTTAATTTCGGCTACTCACTTCCAGTTGATCATATTAATGTAATTGGTTATTCAAAGTTTAAAACATTTACTTCTAGCGCACCACAATCTTCTTTAAGTGTTCAGAAATACTTATCTCCTGCTGATTTCTTTTTAAATTTTACAGGGCTAAATCCTTTAAATGGTAGAGTAGAGTATAACGGCAAAAAGTTTGGTTTTGAGTCAGCTTATCTTACCTCTTATTCTGTTGCTGCATCTGTTGGTAATTTTCCAAATCTAAATGCAAGCTTTTCTATATTTGGAAATATTGGAAATGAAATAGGCGATAATGGAGTTTCTGAAACTGGAGCCTTGGCAGTCGTGCGGCCCGGCGATATTAGAATCGAGTGCGACGGAAGCGGAACTAATAGAATTGAGTCATTCACTTATTCGCTAGACTGCAAAAGAGAACCTTACTACCATCCAACAGGTAGCGGTGTAATGGAAGTAGTTACAGTTAAGCCGTTTAAGGTAAATGCCGAGTTCAGTATTGCAGTTAGCGATTATGAATCAAAAAAGGCTTTCGACTACATATTGAATTCTAATAGCAGAAAGATTACAATAGAAGTAGGCTCATTAGCCACATTTACAATGAGTAGCATGGAACTTATAGCTGAATCTTTAAACACATCTGCTACTGATGATTTGGTAATAACGCTTACTTATCAAGGATTCATCTAATGTCTTTCTTTTACGATAGAGATCAAAATGTATCTGGATCTATTCCAACTAGCTTGGGATACACGCCTTCCTATGGCGCTACAGTTGAGTTTTCGGCTGACTTATCCGCATATACTACTACCGATAACTATCTGCACATGATGCCAAAAGGATTGAATCATTTACAGATGAAAATGAATCTTCCATTTGAAAATAAGAAACAAGAAGATGCGCGCAAAATCTTAGGTTATATTGAATCGCTAAACGGAACTGGACATTTCTTATATACAGATCCTGCTGAAATATATAAACCAATTAGAATGTTTTGCGAAAATATTGAGAACTCGTTTAACGAACATGATCTTCATACAGTTAGCGTATCTTTAAGCTCTGATCAAGCGGCGTCGTTATTAAAATGGGATACTGCTTACATTACAGGTAGTAATATGAAAGGCGAGTATTCTACTGGTGTAGCTTACTCTAGATTTGACGTAGTAAGAAATATCGCCGCAAATGCAAACAATTTATACGATTCTTTCTATTACGTTACTGGAGATATTAGCGCAGGAGAAAATACCGCGATCTCTAACGCTAAATTTACAAAAGAGTTTTTCTTTCAGCCAACTTATCCAGCACAAATCAGCAAAGAAACATCGGTGGTAAAAACAGAATTGCCATATTCTTTCACAAAAAGAGCTGACTTTGGTATGCACGCAAATGTTTTAAAATCATTAAAATTAGATTTCAAAGGCATTTCTGATAACGAAGCTAGATGTATCTTGCACTTTTTATGCGGCAAGCAAGGTTATAGAAAGTTTCAATACAAGTTTCCAAAGATTTACGAGCAGGATAAACTCTTCTTCTCAAATCAATGGAGTCATACATTTGTTTATAAAAACGTAAACGATATTTCAGTAACTCTAATAGAAGACCCACTTGGGGCGAGAAAGGTTTACTAATGAGAAAACTAATTTCATATGAAATGGAGATGATGTTTGTTGGCTCGCGTGAAGCGTACACGCCAGCGAGCAACACAGGCAATGCCGTTTCTCGTTTAGATTTCGTTCAGAGTTATGGCTTTTCGTTCAACATGAATCGTCAGCCGCTAAAGCAAATCGGCTCATCTGCGTTTGCGTCTCGTCAAAGCCAGCTTGCGCCAGATGTTAATTTGGAAATGTCTTATTTACTTAATGATGGATGGAATGAGAAGTATTTGGGATTAGATTTTACAGACAACGCTTATACAAATCCATTGTACACTATCTTAACTGACGATAAAGATAGAAACTTTTATGTAATGATCGCTAATGATCAAGCAAAAGATGCTGCTGCGTCTATTGTTCCTACAGATTTTAATGTATTAGGTATCGGCAACACTTATATTGGCTCTTATAATATTAAAACTTCTGTTGGGCAAATGGCCGAAGTTAGCTGTCAATACGTTGGCGCTAATGCTCAAGTCACAAACTACTCAGCTTTGAATTATGTTCCAGCTGTGAATACTGCTTCTGCTGGCCAAGATTCACAACTGCAAAACAAGAAATACGGATTTAATTTTTACAACGCTTCTCGTCCAACAAGAACTGAGACAGGTTTTAAAGGTGTTTTCGATGGAGGCTGTCCATCCCATTCAACAACGTTAACTGCTACGGCTAATAGCGGATCTGCTGGTTTGCACTTTGGTTTTATTTTTGATAACTTTCAATCATTAGATATTGCAATTGGATTAGAAAGAAAAGCTCTTTATGGTTTTGGTAGTAATTATCCTTTTGGCAGAAAGATTCAGAAACCAATCGTAGGCACAGTATCTTTAGATTCTATTGTCGATACTTTTGAAGTCGAAAAGCTTAACTCTAAATTTGGCGCAGAAGATGTATCTGCCGCTGGATATGATTTCGATATCATGTTTAAGAACGCTAATCAAGATAAAAAATTAGGCGTAAAGATTCAAAACGCTAAGATGGACTCTTATTCGATTAATGGTCAAATTGGCGACAAGTCTATGATTCAGACAAGTTGGTCATTTGAGATCACTGAATCAACAGGTATTTTGATGTCAGGATCTTACAATCAGCCTACATTAAGTGCGATTTACACTAACGAATCTATCAATCCTTAATGTAAATATAAGTATGAGTAAGAGAATAACAGAACTTCCTTTAGCAACTCAGTTAAACACTGAGGATCAATTCATATTTTATAGCAACTCTGCAAAAGAAACTCAAAGAGTTAATGCTGGAATTTCTCTTAATGTTATTGCGTCTAACTTACCCGGTGTATTAAAGGCGACAACAAATGCTAGTTTAGCTGTTGCCAACGCTGCTGTAGCCCAAGCAGCAGCATCGGCAGCGCAAGCAGACGCAACAACAGCAATTGGAGATGCGGCAGGAGCGCAAGCGTCTGCGGACGGAAAGAATAAAATTTTTTATCAAACAACAGCGCCGACAAATCCTATTAGCGGATACTCGTTAAGAGAAAATGATATTTGGTACGACATAGATAATGGTTATAAAATGGCAAAATGGAGCGGATCTGCGTGGACCGAGTATCAATTAGACGATCAAGCTCTTGCTGGTTTAAATGTAGGAAAATTAACCGCTGGATTTATATCATCTAAAATTATAGAATTATCTGATTCGACGGCTTATATACAATCTAGTTCTTATATACAGACTTGGGTTAGCGGAATGCCGTGTAGCGTTTACAACGAATCTCTTCAGTATAACGGTAAAGAAACTCCAAGCCATAATGTCAGATGCAAAGTTAAACAAGCGAATGGAACATATAAAGTATTTAACTGTTTAAATGTAGCTGGATCAACAAACGCTCCCGCAGCATCAGG